TTGCAAACGTCGGCAAGTTCCTGGAGTCCTTTACGGACTTTTGGGGCTTATCGATAGTGCGGCCATTCATCGGCTACCGGTACTCTCGCAAAGACTACACTAACGAGTATACGTGGTATCAGGAACCTCAGCAGCCTAATCAGCCGCGGCCCCCTCCCTATTGGGAGTGGTCTGGTTCTTGGAACACATCTCGTGAGTGGGTCAAAAGGACGCCAGGAGACATACCTGGTCCAACCTTAAGACTATCTCCCTTCAAGCGCCTGTCACTCACTCGTAGTGTGACAGCAGTGGCGCTTGTTCTTCAACAATTGAAATTTAAATCTTAACTGATCCCTGAATTTCGTCTATGGAGGCAGTCATGCCCACACTCGCAAATATCACCGTAAAGAAGAATGACGGTGTTACCGACATCGTTTGGACGGGAGTCGTCCCCTCATCGGGCGATTCTTCTCCGGCAGTCTGGCGTAGCCAGACAGTCGGTACCGCTCCAGGACATCAACCGCAGTTGACGCTGAAAAGCCGATACAACGGTCCGAAGACGGCTCGCCGTCTGGATGGGGACGCAACGTTCCCTTCTCTCGTCCTGGGCTCCGATGGCAAGACGTCGATCGCTGATCGTTTGACCTTCAATTTCAGTGCCGGTGTACCTCAAGGTATGTCGACGACTGATATCAACGAAGCTGTATCCCAGATTTGCAACCTGGTGGCGGCTACGTTGATTAAGGACTCGATCAAGACCGGCTTCGCTCCCACGTAAGACACGGGAAGCTCACATGCCATCTAAAATTTCAATCGACCCTACGGTCGTTGAAACTGTCCTCACGATGTGTGACGACGTCGCCACTCCGCGTGCCGCAACAGTAGCGATACTGTTACGATACAAAGAGTATGCTCAACTCGTCGGTCTGACAGTTGAGCCGCAGCACTACAACGACAGCGAATCCCTTCACAAGGATCTTGCTGTCACCTCGTTCCTGCGTAAATGCGCAGGTTTGCCGACCGGAATTGATACCAAGGCGGTTGCCCTGGAGAATTTCTGGTTAGCGGAGGCGCAGTGCTACAAGACCAACGAGCGCTTATCTCCACTCCTGTTCGATTTACTCGAATATGGAGAGGGTGTCAAGGATGTTATATCCCTGATACGAAAAAAGATAAGACTCATTCTAGGAGATCGCCCCCCTATGGGGACACTCCACGGAAAGTTTGGTCCTGGTGCGACATTTGGCGACATCGGCCGGTTAACCACCGTCCCCGATAAGATGACTACAAGTCCGACCTTGACATCCTCTGCTCTGTACTACTACCTGTTTGACTTTACAGGTACAGCGTGGCATGCCGCGCTGGGAGTGAGGAATTTGGAGCCTACCTTTGTCCGCGGGAATCGTTTCACAACGGTCCCTAAAGACGCTACGAAAGATCGGGGAATCTGTATAGAGCCCTCGATCAACGTTTTCTACCAACTAGCCCTGGGAAGGGCTATGAAGGAGAAATTAGGTAGGGTAGGAGTTCACCTACAGAGTGGTCAGGAATTGCACAAGCAGGTCGCTCGTGCAGCCTCCCTATCAGGAGGCATGGCCACTATTGATCTCTCCAATGCCAGTGACACCGTTTGCAGTAACCTTGTCAAGTTGCTGCTACCCCAAGACTGGACCGATGCTCTCTCGATGTTGAGGTGTTCGCACACCAACGTCAACGGAAAGTGGGTTCGTCTTGAGAAGTTTTCTTCTATGGGTAACGGTTTCACCTTCGAGCTCGAAACTCTCATATTCCTGGCCATAAGCTGGGCGATATGTGAAATTCGAGGATCCAGTGCCCTCCCGGGCAATGGGATCCACGTCTATGGGGACGATATTATCGTTCCCACTGAGCACGCAGGTGAAGTTCTCGC